TTCCTACCCTTAAAGAATACTATTAGATTGATAGTGGTATTGATGGAAATGGCTATTAATAACCACCATTGCCACCAAAGTAACTCTGTACCTTCTACCATTATACAGCCTGTATGTCAACCATCTCACACGAATCTGCTGTGCAAGCTAGTTCTCTACCACCACTAGTTGTATCTTCCTTCTCATAGTCACTAAGTTTAGACCAATCAATTGACTTAGGCATTTTAGCAAGCAATTCAGTGTACTCTTCCTTTGTTATATCTTGATAGGGTGCTTGTACATAAGTGTGGTCATCAAAGGGTAAGAATGATATTCCTGATACCTCATCAAAGTTTTCATATATCCATGCTCCAACACCCATCCATTCATGTTCCTTAACTGATATTGTTACGGATGGCTTGTGTTCACACCAATACCTTTGATAGACTAACCAAAATTCTAACTGCTCTATGGCTGACATAGCTGTCCTTGTGATTGCACCTTCAGGAGCTTTTACAGGAAAGCTAAATATAGTTGTACTCGTAGGTTTTCCTGCATCAGGTTCAGCAGGTATACCACTATCTTTCATAAACTGTGTCATTGGGTCTTTATTATCTGCACGAACAGTTCTTATATAGTACTCACTATGTCTAGCGTGAATACCTGATGCACTGTCAACTAATTGACTAACTGTACCACTAGGTTTGACACAAGTAATAGCAGTTGACTGAGGTATGCCTAATTCTTTAGCAACTTTCTTGTTAGTTTCTACTGCTACATTTCTTAAAACACGTAATACATCTTCTAACTCAAAGTAGTTATGATTCAAAGCAGGGCAGTCAAGTATACCTGTTAGGGAAACTCCTAATAGTCTCTCTTCTTCAGTATTGTCTTTCCATATCTTACGTAAGTACTTGAAGTCTGTAAGAGTTGACTGAAATGTTCCTAGTATAGTAGCAACTCTAACCTTTTCTTTTAGTGTTTCATAGGTGTCTGTCTCACGTGCAACTACTTCAGTAAGGTTACAGAACTGATAGGGTCTCAGGATTATTTCACTACATGGATTGCAACCAAAGTAATGATTAGCATCTCTTCTGCCATTCTCTAATGCCTTAACCTTAGCAGCCTGTCTATTGAAGATACCACGTTCACCTGACTTAGATTCATACAGAGAAGTCCACTCTCTCATAAATGTACCCATCTCAGGTTTACCTTTATAGGCTACTGAATTATTGGCTAACCCACGTTGCCCTTCTCTGATTATACCTCTTTCAGGTTCATCCCACCACTCTCCTGACTTAGCATGTCTCAGTTGATCGTCACCTAAGTTAGATAGAGAGATGAGAGCAGAACGTCTGACACCACCAACAACTACCACTTGACCTATTTTACACATAATGTCATGGCACTCAATAGGATATAGTCTTCTACCTTTAGCACCCTTGAACTTGCTAATACAAAACTTAAATAAGTCTATCAATGGCTCAGGTCCTGATGCTCTACCACCAAAGGTTTTAAGTCTAGCACCTGCTGGTCTAACCTCTGACATATCCCATGTAGGAATTTGTCCTGCATATAACATAGCTATTAGCTCACGTAATCCTTTTGACCAACCCGGTCTGCTATCACCCACTTTAATAATAGTAGAAGACTGTTCCATATGCTCATTAACGATAGGCAACTTATCTACAACTTCTCTTTCAACAGAAAAACCTACACCTGTACCACACATAAGTATATACATGCACTCGTCAAAAGAACGAGGACTATCTACAGGTATGTAACTACAATTATAACCACCCACATGACATCTGTCTAGGGCAGGACCTGCTGTCATCAATGCTCTCATACTAGGCATAACACTTAAATTAAGTATCTGTGTAGACATCTTTTCCTTTAGTGCTTTAGTTATATTATATCCATGATTATTTTTTAGATGACCTTCCATATAGTCAAAGTATCTATCTATAGTCTCTCCCCAATTCTCTCTACGTTGTTCGTCTTCTTTCCATCTTGCATAGCGAGAAAGTGCTATGAAGTTTTGGTAGTCTGTCGGTAAATAGTTGCTTATCATTTTATTGTCTCCTCGGTTATACTTTTTATGTTTTTAATTTTTACACCATCTAGTTCGTGCATTACGTCTTGAATATATGACTCTATTTCGTCACCTGTTCTTCCATCAGAAGGTATAGGATACTCTTCAGGGTCTACGACAACAGTCATCATTATCTTAACTCTTATCATCACAGACCTCAATAAGTTTATTTAGATACCATTGTGCTTTCTGTAAGTCTTCTACACCATTCTTGTACTTGTATCTCCATAAGTACTTAGCAATGTTACCCTGTAAGTAAGCATCAAAACCACTACCTAACATAGCTTGTAGTGCATCTATACACTCAATACCTGATTCATTGTAGTGTTTAGGACTGTTTACCATATCGTCTCTTGCCATTGCTTTCTCCTTTTCTGATCGCATGTTCATATATTCAATGTGTCGCATGTCTTTTATATACTCGTTGTGTATCATTGTCAATGCCTTGTACCTTTATTAAAGTTTAATTTTATTATGTTGCCCTCAACTTCAGTAGTTATGTTTTTATTGCTTGAGTTGTTAGCGTAGTACTCTTCTTCCTCATCTAAGAAGTCTTCTAACTCATCTACTAAGGCAGGTCTCTTCTCCATTAGGGCTACTGTACTAGCTACAAGCTGACACAGGTGCAACATATGTGCTCTGCTATCTTCTTGCATAGGATTGTCATGTGAGGTAAGTATATTAACCTCTAGCTCTCCTGCCCATGTAGTTTCATCTGTCATTTTAGGCTGTATCTCTATGAAAAAAGATGTAGGTGGTCTATTTTTTAGTGGCATTTTTATCTCCTTATTTTTGTACCTTTGAACTTAATAAATTCAAGGTGTTTGTTACTGCCTTTTTCTTTAAGCCAATCTTCAGGGATGATCCTATCATAGTATCTAAAGCCATGCTTTATACACCATTGAGCATACGTAGATTTAGCACCCTTACTTAATTTGTTTCTACTGTTAGTGAAAACAAAACGAATGTCAAGAGTAGGGTGTTGTTTCTTTATGCACAGATGTTTCTTTCTATCTGCTGTTATAAACCTACCCTTAGTCTCAACAATTATACCATTATTTAATATAAAGTCAGGGGTATAGGTGCGATAAGTTAAGTCTTCCCATTCTATCTTGATGCTTTCATAATTATATTCATGTTTAAGCGAATCAAGATACTCGGATAACTTATGCTCTAAACCACTCCTATACCCATACTTTATAGCTTCTCTTCTTATTTTATGTGGTGGCATTTATGCATACTCTGCTGTTAGTTCTGTATAGTACACTGTCGGTGGTATCTTAGCTTTTGACATCACAGATGGTAACTCTTTTAAGTTTTCCCAACATGCATGTTTGTAGTCACAGAAGCCACAAGTAATACCTAACCTTCTATTTCCTGTAGGTTTACTTCTCCACGTTTCTGCTGAATCTTCAAAGCACCTTTCAAATTTGTTTGTTTTTACTGTATTAATAGTTTTTTGAATGGTTATCATAGTGTCTTCTACATCACTTTCCTTAGCAGATATATACTTAAACTTACCATTAGCTTTGTTAACTACCCACCAACCACCTACTTTCTTTTTAGCAGCTTTTGCATAACCTATTAATTGAGCTACATACCCAAAGGGATCACCCATTTGAACAGTGTAAAAGTCAATGAACTTATTATCATATGACCAACCTGAAGCTGACTTCACATCATCAACTGCACCATCTATAACTAAGTCATAAGTTCCTGCTATTTTTGTATCACCAACTTCTAGTGTTACATGCTCAGGCTCTTCATACTTAACTCCTGCACCTCTTAGTAAACCTTTAAATACAGCTTCTACAATGTCTCCTAACATCATATTCATCATAAAGTTATTAGGCTTTGGGGCAGCTACTTCAGGCTTGTTCTTATCAAACCACAGTTGGCAGGTGGGTCTGCCCAAGTTGGACATACGTAGTCTAAATGCACCACGTTTGACTCCCCCACCAAACTGCTTTCTAAGTGCTTCCATTACATC